CAGCAGTCGGGTCGCTGACTCCGATCCGCCGTCCCAGTTGCACGAGCGGTCGGATCCGCTTCCCGTTGATCGTGACCTCTTCGAACGTCGCGTAAGGGATCAGGGTCTGAAGGAAGATCCAGCTCGCATATTTCCACAGAATGATGTCGACGCCGGCCTGCACTTTCGCCCAGACGTGACTGAAGCTCTTCGGCAACAGTGGGACCGTGATCGAAAGCTTCGATTCGATCTGAGCAATGATCGCGTCCGCCAGTGCGGAGGTCGTGGGGATCGTGAGGCTCATTGCGTCGTCCAGGGAGCTGCAAACGTGGGGTTGTACTTCTGCCCGTCGATCTCAAACGTGATCGTCAAGGCAACCCAATCCAGGCGCGGCATGGTGGCGGTGGCAGTGATCGAGGTTGCGCCATAACCCTTCATCCAGTCGAGATCGCGCAAGGCAGCTTCCTCGACCCGAACGAGGTTCCCAGTTGTCGCCGGTAGCTCGTTCAGAAGGTACTGCGTCTCCGACCGCAAGACGCGATCCGGGTCGGACTCGATCAAGTTACCCCACCATTGCAGGCGATCGTCCGATGCCTTGCCGGAGTCTTCCTCGTTGCCGCCGAATAGGCTGATATAGACCGCGCTCTCCGGGCTATCGGACAGCACGAACTGGCCAGCGGTGACGTCGACCTCTCCGCCGTCGATCGTGTGGTAGAGTCGGACGTCAGGCATTGCTTAGCCGGTGTAGAAAATGTTGCCGAATGCGGACCACGCGACCGGACTCGATGCTGCAATGACGAGCCCGTAGGTAGGATCGCCGGCGTCTCCGGTGCCGATGCCGTTGAGCACTTCGGATCGAAACTCGCTGCCCAATCCCTGCGCCGTACCCGAGTAGGTCCAGACCGTCAGGCCAGTGGTCGTGAGTTGGACCTGAAGCTCGGCGATGAGAGCAGCGATCAGGTTGATCTTGGTGTTGACCCAATCGATCTGAGCGGCGAAGTCGGCCGAGACCAGAATGTCGGCCAGGCTAACACTGACCTCGATGTCGAGGATTGCCTGTGGGTCCGGAAGGCCGATCCCAAGAGTGAAGTCGATCTGGATCTGAAGCGCGGCCGCGAGCCCTTGGAGTTCCTCAAGCAGTAGCGCAATCCGAGCGTAGACACTCAAGACGCCGGTGTTCAGGTTGAACCCGTTCAGTTCCCCGAGACTGGTCAGGACCGATAGAGTCGTCGCGGTTCCAAGGTCCTCATCGTCTGAGGTTCCGACATAGCAACCGGCGCCAAAGGTTGCCCAGGTCGAATGCTCCGTTGCAGCAACGATGACCGCGTTGACCGTTCCCGTTGGACCTGACCCGCCGATCCCGTATTGCGTCGCCGTCGCTAGCGTCGTCCCGAATCTGCGTGCCGTGCCTGCGTAACTCCAGGCGTAGAGTCCACCCGTGGAGAGCCCGGCTTCCATCGCCGCTGCGACCGGCGCGACGATTGCGATTAGGCCGTTGATGATTCCGAGTTGGGCGGTCAGATCGAGGTTTGCCGTCGCGCCAAGAGTGATCCAATTGAGCGGGTTCAGTTGGTTCGTCAGGGTCGCGATGTTGGCCGCCGCCGCGAACTGCAGGAGGATCGCAGGATTCGGCGGTAGGCTCGTCGTGAACGTGACTTGAGCCGCTGCCGCAACACCGATTCCGCTCAAGTCCTCGCCGAGGAATGAGACCTCCGCGCCGAGTGCCGTGACGCCAGCGGCCAAGCCGAGATTGATTCCGGAAACCGGAACCGTCGTCGGAGAGGAGAGCGCCACATCAATCCGCCTTCACCTTGCTCGACCCGGAGACAATACGACCGACAGCGGGGATCGTCCCGTCAGGGTTGACAATTACCGGAGGAGATACAGCTACCGGGTTCGGCGGTGCCGTCGATAGCAGGATCGGCACGGCCACGACAACCGCATCCCCGAGGCATGCAACCTTGCGCCCGGCATCGTTGCAGAGTCGGACGTCGTCGCCGAGCAGTGAGATCACACCGGCGGGCGAAATCTGAATCATCGCGTTCGCGTTACCAGCTTGGATCGATCCGTCAGTCTTCGCCCACACGTACCCGACGACGAGCCCGTTCTCGTCGCGCGCGTAGAGCCGCTTGCCACCGGACGATGCTTCCTTCGTCGTCGCGTCCGTCGTCCCGATCGCCTGGTAGGTCCCCTTGCCAGCGTTGGGAATCAGCGCGACCGAGTCACCGGCCTGCGGCGGGCAGTCGTCACCCCCAGGGGTGATCCACTGGGCCCGGGTCGTATTACCGCCGCCCAGATCGACGTGGACCCATTCCCCGTCAGAATCACGCTCGAAACTAACGACTGTTGCCACTTTTCGCACGGGGCAGATCCGTTCAGTTGCGCTGGAAAACCGTGGTGGTTAAATTGAGGAGTTGGAGGACGAGATGACCAAGACGATTGTAATCGCGTGCCTGGCCGCCCTGTGCGGCGCGTGTGGCTCCGAGAGTCACCGGCAGTGGGATGTCAACCCGGACGGCTGGGAGCCAGTAGCGGGCGGCTCCGGTGGGTTGGCGGGCAGTCCCGAGGGTGGCTCCGGTGGCGAGACTGCAGTGGTGGTCCTCGCTGGCGCCGCCGGTGAGCAGATCCGGTGTCCGGCTACTCAGCCCAACGATGGCGACCGATGCTACGCCGATCACTACGGCTGGCTGTGTCAATACCCCGACGCGCTCTGCAATTGCTGGCAGCCGCAACCCGTTGAAGACTCGATGCAGTGGACCTGCTATGGGCCGGACGCTGGGGTTGGTGGCGCCGGCACATCCGACGGACCCGGGGACGGGGGAACCGTAGCGGCTACTGGTAGCACTCCGGGAACCGGTGGGACCGAGGTCTGCGAGTGCGATGGCGGGCCATGCTGCGACGGTTGCCACTATCTAGGACCGGAGGTCGTCTGCTTCAATGGCGCCTGGTCCTATTGCATCCCGGATGCGCCACCATGCGCCGTCGGCTCGTACGCACTGACCACGATCCGCGCAACCGTGTTCTGCTCTGGACTCTCGCCGTTGTGCGTCTACTATCCGGGGGGGTCTGAGCGGGTCGAGGAGCCCGAATGTTGCCCGCGCGGCACCGAGTGCCAACCCCATGAGTTGGTCGAGGTCGACCCCAACTACCCACCCGACCCGCTACCGCATGCCGAGTGCATTTAGCCCGCCCACGGCACCCCCGGCGGAGGCTCCCCACTGAACGCGCCCGGCAGCACAACGTTGAGGCTTGCGGTCGCGCTCTCCTTGTTCCGAGCAATCGTCACACCGCGGATCAGCATCTCGGTCTCGGTGTAAACCATGGCACCCGGAGCCGTGAGTTTGATCGTCTTGTTCTCCTCCCACAAGTCGCTCTGCGGATCCCTGATGGTTGGGAGCCCCTGAATCGCATACGAGACGGTGTTGCCGAACATCCGCCCGAGCTTTGCCTTTGCGGCTGCCGGCGCGTCTGCTGGATCCGTGTCTTCGATCTCGAATGCAAACGGGCGGATCGCGGTGGCGAGGTAGGGATTTTTGATCCTGAACTTTGAGCCGCCGCGGCCATGCTTCGCCGAGGGGAACGCCGTGATCTCGGAGTAGTACTGCTGCGGCTGCGAGGTCTGCACGACCTGAACGACGGGGCGATCTTCCTTGAGCTTCGCGATCGGGTTCCCTGGGCTCACTGACTTCTGGAAGACGACCGCGCCGTCCCGCGAGTTGCTGATCACCAGGCCGCGTTGTTGCGCGAGGTCCACCAGGAACGGCTGAATCTGTCCGCCGGCGTCGAGCTTGGCCTGCTTGAATTTCGCGCCGGGCTCGGCGAGGAATCGGACGGTCAAGTCGAACGCGGCAGCGATCTCGTTGGCGATGTGTCTCAGGTCAACGTTGCGCCACTCGTGCGGGACCCGTTCTCCGGGCATCGTGCAATCGGCCCAGACTCCTGGTAGCGAGTAGCCGGAGCAGCGGATGATCGCCTGCTCCTTGCTGATCTCCGGGACGATGTCGATCAGGGTGCCGGTGAAGACGCGGGTTGCGCCAATGTCGAGGTGGAGGAGTTGATACTCCCGCGGGCGGAAGGTGTCCCGAAAGACCTCGTCATCGTAGGCGAACGGTGCCGAGAATGCGATCTGCGAGTATTCGTCGATGTGGGTGTTGAGCGTGACCTCGGTCCAGTGCCGCCACTGCTGCCCGTTGATCAGTAGCGTGAACTCGTCCGAATCGTCACGGGTCGCGAAGTTGGCAACGCGCGACATGGATCAGGCCGCCTTGTAGTAGAGGATCTCGCGGCCCGGCTGGAGCTCGACAATCTCGTCGCCCGTGAGGTCGTTCTCGTTCACGATGCAGTCCAGGGTGTCGTTGTCCGCCTTGTCATAGAGTTCGCCCGCGAGGTCGAGGAAGGTCCGGCGCCGGGTCACGATGTGCACGCGCTGCGGCAGTAGCTCGAAGCTGACCTCGACGAGGTAGCCCGCGGTCAACGCAACGGCGTCGTGTAGCGCCTGGTAGGTCTCTCCCGTGTCGAGGTTGCCGGCGTCCGCGGTGTAGATGTCCGCGAACGCGCCGTCACGCCACGCGACCACGGTGTCGAAAAGATCGACGACGGCCTGAGCCGCATCGGTTGCCTGCTGGCGGGATTCGAAGGTTCCGGTGGCACAGGCAGACACGGCCGCGGCGACGCAACTCGACGCCATCAGATCCGCGG